CAACAAGAATAGTTAGCATATTTTTGCTTTTAATAATTAATCTGCTGGGTCAATATGAATCTCATCGGCTGTTGGCAAAGCCCATTCTGCCGAAGTTGCTGTCGGTATCTCTTGTCCAGTTTGCCATTGCCATTGTTTATCCAATTGCTTTGCTCCAAGAACCAAAGTTTGATAATTAGCAATATGTCTTTTTGCCCCATTGTTTATGGCATAAATCTCACCAGAATTTTCTGGATTTTTTACTAATTTATACATTTGAGTTATCGCCCTCCAATTATCAGGCAAGTCCGTAAGCGTCCATAAAGAAAACGCATACCCACCCGTCCAATAATCGGGGTGTAAAATTCCTATTCCTTTATTACCCCAACCCTCACCCCAAGAGTTTAAAAATAAAATTCTATTCTGTTCGTCCCAGCCAATCAAATAAACAGCGTGACCCCAGACAGATTGTCCAGGCTTAGGCGGTGTTACTAAAGCCTTCTGCCAGCCGCCATCAGAACCATAGAATGAAGCAACAACGCCTTTATTCTGATATATCGCCTGCTTCACAATTTCCACATTATCTTTGTGCCAAATTGAAGCGTAACCCTTAGCCTTATAAGTAAGCGCATTATCCAAAACATCAGGCTTAACATTTTTAACCCTCATACTTTGTTCATCATTCGGATAACTCGGGTCTAAAGATTCTTCCGATACACCCAAATCACAAACCACACCAGCCGCATCCCTAAGATATGAACCACCCTGTGGCAGATAAATTCTTGAATAAATGAACTTGGCTGACAAGTCCTTAAAACCATTAGTTTCTATTTTTTCAAGAATCTCTGCATATTTAGCAAAAGATTGACCTACACAGCTTAAACTTCCATTCTGGTTCTCTACCTTAGTACCATTAACTTCATTCAAAACATTATAAGCCAATGGCAAAATTACCGCTCCAGCAATTTCTTCAAAAGGGACATCTCTTGAATCAATCGGGTCTGGGTGCGCCCCCCATACATTCTCATTGTATGGTATTTTAAACTTCTTCTTTCCGAATATTTTTTGGAAGAACGCAATCATTTTTTGTAAAATATATCCCCCTCTTAGCCCGCCGATATTGATGAATTATCTCATCGGCTTGCCGAGAAGGATAATTTCTTTTAATAATTGTCTCGTAAAAAGAATCTTTTGAATGCCGACCTTTATTTGATACTAAATTAAATGAAAAATTTTGTGGCATATTTTTAAATCAAAGGAAAACAAAATAAACCAATTAACTATCTTCATAATACCCTCCCCTCTCCGCCCACCTCCGTGTTGGCGGAGCAGGGAAAAGAGCTATGAGCCAACACCATTATGGTTTTTTATGCTCGCTTTTTTCGCAGAGAGCAGAATTCTGTTACGGCTCTCTCTGAGAAAAAGGCAAGCTAATCACAGTAAATCCATTACGGATAAACCGAGAAAAACTTGCCCGAGAAGCTGATTGGCTTCTCATACTGCACCTTGCGGTGCGATTTCTAAAAGAACTTTCTCCACAGTCTGGTCTACCTCAAGGTAGATTCGGTCAATGTTATGATTGACCACCATAAGGAGGGAAACTGTCTGGGCAATTGTCCTGACGTATTCTGGATGATTCTGGGTGAGCTGTTTAGCCACGATAAGGTTAACTTCATTCAGTTTAAGTTTCAGCTCTACGAGTGAGGCCTTCATCTTCTGAAAATCAGACCATTCAAAAACTGTTGTGATTTGAGCGCAAGTCATTTTCACCTCCTGACGGGGATTCTTTTTAAGGACAAACTCGTCCCCAAAAGTATTCGCCGCTGAAAGCGATTACCAGTCCCACAACCATTCCCGCTAAAAACGCCTTCACCACCACCTTGCTGAACGCCCTGTCCAGCTCTTTCTTCCAACCCAATGACGATTGCATAATCATCCTCCTTCCAACGTACCCATTTTCCATTCACTCTTTCTTGCAGATGCCTGCAATGCCTTGGTTTACAGCGGTTCTCAACTTTTCTGTGACGCAACAACTGATTGTGGTAATTACACCAAAAATTCTTATTCACTTAACCCTCCCGACTAATTTATTTTAAGAACATACCCAACTATATTTTTGTAATTTAATGGAAGTTCTCTTTGCGATATAATATATCTTCCAATATAATTCTGTTCTGAAATCGTTATAGTATCGTTGTCTATTTTAATTACAACCGCCAAATGTCCTATTGCCCCTTCGTTTAAAACAACGATTGAACCAATATTAGGAATATCCGAATTTATATAAGATTCCCAAAGATAGGCATTCCCGTTATATTTTAAACCAGTAACATATCTCGCATAATCAACGCACCAACCGTTTCCTATCCCCTGTTTAGGCAAATTTAAGCTAACCACCTTTGGCTGTGGAATTTCAATTTTTGAGTTTGCAACAAGATACTGTTCATATGCAACTATTATATTTCCTTGGTCTTCTTGATTACCTCCAAGGTTTCCTAATGGCAGTCCCACAATATAGCTTTCATTAACCTGTGCCATCGCTTCAATATCATTAGCCGTATATTTATTGTCAGAAATCTGGGTTACCAGCAATATCCCCACCGTTAGGAAAATTGTTAGCAATTTACGAATAAGTTTAGAAATTAATTGATTACATATTCAATTTTACTTAACTCTCATTACCCAAACTATCTCATAATAAGAAGGTTTATTTTCGTGTGCTGTTCCACTGCCAGTTGAACCAGTATTGCCAGAAGTGCTTTCACCAACGCCAGCACCACCAGTTAAAACAGATTGACCCGTTGATACCAATGATGAATGCGTATGTGCCGCCAATTCTGGAATAGTTAAAGCGTGCGTATCTTCACCGCCCGTAGCACCTGACCTTGTTTTACCTCTTAAAAATCTTTGTGTTCCACCACCAGAACCATTAAGATTCGGCAATGTTACTCCATTGTAGGGCGAACCAGCATCGCTTAATGATTGTCCATTACATTCGGCATAGTTTGCTTCCAACTTTTGCGTTTTCCAAACATAGTAAGTTTTACCAGTTCCCGTAAAAATATCCGCACTTAAAGTCAATTGTGTTTGACTATCTCTTGAAACAACATAAGCAAAAGTCCCATCCGTATAATTTTCAACGACTTCTCCAGCCAATACTGCATCAGTAACAAAAGTAGCACTGGCATTTATCAATTTGTTTGCCGATGCCGTTGTATTTGTACCTGTTGACCTTTGAGCAAAAGTTTTTAGCCAAGCAACAATACCGCCAATTGGTACATTTGAATAACTTACTCCATTCAAGTCAGAAGCTAATATTTGTTCTCCAGTAGCCCAAGTTTTTACAGACATAATTTTAAATTAATTAATTAAGATATTGTCAAAATATAATCAATTGTAAGCGACTGAACAGCCGATTTCGTAATTCCAGTCGGGGCATTTAATAAAACCCTGCTAAATAAAACACCCGAATTAGCCGTTGCAGTTGCATCACAGAAAAGCCCAGCTTCGTAATAAGTTCCATTACATTCAGCCGCACCGTAAAAATGCGTTGCATATGCAATATTATCATCATTGGTTTCTGAAGCTATTAACTTTCTATAAACCTCTGTTTGTAATTGGGTATTCGCATTATCCACGGCATTAGTTCCCGTTCCTAAAGACGTATAATTTATTCTCATTGCGTTTGTTGGAGAAGTAGACGTTAAATTATTGGCAATCATTGTCCTGGCACAGGTAGGAATAATATTTTCTGCTATATAAACAGCATCTATTTTTCCCGTTACAACATTTCGCAAGGTGAATCTCCAAACACCCTTTAAGCAAATTTTTCCTTTTATTCTTTTTTTAATTTCTTTGTTCATATTTTTTTAATTAATAATTATCAAAGATAAGAACCATCAGCTAAAGCAACTCTGCTTGTTCCGCTTGGCGGAAAATCACCAGCGACAAATACAATAGCATAGTCTAAAGCTTGTATTGTAACAGATTCGCCAACGGCAATGGCTTCATTCTGCAAATTCTGACTATCAGAAAGATTAGCAGAAACCAATTCTGAAATTGAAATAGATTCGTCAATACTATCTATGGTGTCAAGAATTTCATTTTCGCTAATTACTATTTTTTTTCTTTCACTTATTATCAGATTCCTTAAAAAATCTATTATACCCGATGTTTTTGTTGTTACAAGTGAAATAGAAAATTTTGCCTCAAGAGAAGTCCATGGTCTTGTCACCACTCTATTTATTATATAGTTTTCATTAATATTATGAGCAACAGAATTTATATTTATGTATTGACCAGCTTTTAATCCAGAAACATAAGTTTCAAATTCCGCCTCTGATAAAGTATCCTTATAAGAAGTAAGCTCGGCTCTTGCTCTATCCCTCGCCCCTTCCTTGCTGTTAATAGTATTATCTAAAATTACAGCTTCATACTCACCTGTACCGCCTTCCAATGCTTTCATTGTAGCAATACTCGGCGCATCTCTAAGCTTAACAAGAACTGGCAAATACGGTTGCCCAGAAATAGAGATAGCGGAAGCATTGTTTGGCACCCTGTCTCCTCTAAATCTAACAAATTTTTCTTCTTTGTTCCAAATATAATCTTTTGTCGTAATTGCATCTATCCCATCAACACCACCCTCCCAAACACTACCAGTTACGTTAACCCTAATCTCATCATATTTATAACCCAAAGGATAAACATTCTGGATTCCATCGCTGATATAATCGGTCGTAAAAACAGAACCAAGATATTCGCCACCCCGAACATATACAACATTCTTAACCTGGGAATTATCCCTTCTAATTGTTAAACTATCAAAAATATAACTTCCATCGTCATCATATAAATTAAAAGGCGCAACGCTTGAATCCTTGGCAAAAAAATGAATAACCTTATAAGGGTCAACATACCAATCATAATTAACCAAATCAGCCAATTGAGTCA